CCCAAACAAGAGTATCCAGCCACACCTGAAGAAGCCTTTATTGTTTCAGGATCAAACGTATTTAATATTGAGAAGCTTTCTCTGTTAGTTCCTCAACCCATCTTAGCTCAAAGAGAATTTAACTTTGAGAGTCAGATGATGGAGGATGCCAGGAATGGTTCGATTGAAATATTTAAGTATCCTACTTTTGAAGATTCTTTTGCTATTGGTGCTGACGTATCTCTTGGGGTAGGTAAAGACTACTCAACAGCTATTGTGATGAACAAAGATAGAGAAGTATGTGCTGTGTATAGAAACAACACTATTGACCCTTCTCAGTTTGGCGATATGCTGTTTTACTTAGGTCGGTACTATAACAATGCACTATTAGCTGTAGAGTCAAACTCTATGGGTATTGCTACACTTAACAGACTCACTCAGATGGGTTATGTTAACATGTACTACCAAACAAAGATGGCTAATGTCTCGAAAGAGGAAGGCTCAAGGATTGGTTGGAGAACTACTTCTGCAAGTAAACCTGCTATTATTGGTTTCTTAAAGAATGCTATTGAGCAAGAAGATATCTGGATTCCCTCAAGAATTGTTATTGGGGAATTGATGAATTATATTGCTGATGATAGTGGTAAGACTAATGCTATTGTTGGTCATAATGACGATACAGTTATTGCCTTGGCTATTGTTCTTGAAGTAATCAGAACACATGCTGACAGACTAACAACAAACAATGTACCATTTACACAGAAGATGAGTTCTTTTGTACCACAAGAAACTACTTGGTTATAAACATGACAGTATTTAATAACGATAAAAAGCAAACTCAAGAAATTAAACAATTCTTGAAACAACAAAAACCTAACAAACAGGTTAATCCAACTGAAAAGGTTGGAGAACGGTCTGGACGAACACTCCCCATTCGGGGATCTTGATTATCCCTTTGTGTCCGACCTGGGGCAACCAGCGGGTGGGATGTCTGGAAGATTAACAATAGAGGTCATTGTAGACCTGATTGAATGTATGAATGAAACCAAGAAAGGTTTACAATGGCAACAACAAACAACGTAGTAAGATTTACGGATAGATATAAAGAACCAGTAGGTGACCACGAACTCCTTGCTATGATTGAGCAGGGTGTAGCTAACTCAGTCGGTGACTTCTTAAACTCTTCTGACCTAGCAAGAGAACGACAGAAGGCTACATACGAGTATGGTATGATGCCACAGTTCCACCTAACTCCTCAAGGTGTTTCTCAAATTGTATCTTCTGATACAGTAGAGGCTGTTGAGGGTTATGCGGCTATTATCTCCGAACTTCTATTTAACAACAATAAACTAGCTCGATTTCTTCCTGCTGGTAAAACCCCTACAGATTATCATAACGCTAAAGTAGCTTCTGACCTAGTTAACTACGAAATCTTTAAAAAGAATAAAGGTTGGGAAGTACTAAACACTTGGCTTAAGGCATCTCTACTATGGAAAAATTCTATTGTAAGATGGGATTATGTAGAAGACTTTGAATATTCTTTTGAAGAGTACGATAGTATCTCTCAGGACAACTTAGACACTATTCTTGCTGACGATGATGTAGAAATCATTGGTGATTTAAAATATGAGCAAGAACTAGGTACAGATGAAGACGGTAACGCTGTATACAATATGGTATACAAAGATGTACGTCTAAAAAGAAAACATAACAAAACCAGAGTAATGATTAAGAACGTTCATCCTGAATGTTTCCGTATTACTCGTGATGCACACTCACTAGACGATGCTGCATTCGTTGGTATTCAGATTGATATGACTCGATCTGAAGTTAGAAAGTATTTCCCCGATATTGCAGAGAACATTGATTGGGACGCCATTGGAGACGGTAGCTATGATTGGGCTACCAAGTACACCGAAGAGCAAGCTGCTCGTAAGCGTCTGGTTGGTGAAGAGTACTGGCTAGGTGGAAATTCAAGGGAGCTATTCCCTTCTGAAGCTAACCGACAAATTACTGTTATTGAATGTTGGTTACGTGTTGACCGTGATGGTGACGGTATTGCAGAGCTAAAGCACTTTATTATTGCTGGTGCTACAATTCTTCTTGAAGAAGATTGTGATATGATCCCATTAGCTGCACTATGCCCATTTGAAGTTCCTCACGAATTCTTTGGCTTATCTGTCGCTGACATGATTCGTCCATCAACACTAGCTACTACTGCTATTCTTCGTGGGTTCGTAGAAAACGTTTACTTAACTAACTACTCACCTAAGCTAGCTGACCCTAACGTAGTTGACTTTAGTGCGCTTCAAAACATGAAGCCTAAACAAATTATTGCTACTAATGGCAATCCTCAAACTGCTGTGTCTGCACTAACCCCTGACGTTATTAGTACGGGTACAGTACCACTACTTGAGACTCTACAGCTACATAAAGAGCAAGCTACTGGTTTATCTAAAGCTGCTCAAGGTCTTAATGATACTCTGTATGTTTCAGGTAACTCTGAAGAAAAGATGCAGAGAGCAATGACTGCTGCTCAAGTACGTATTCAGTACATGGCTCGTAGATTCGTAGAGACTGGTATTAAGCGACTAGTTGAAGGTGTTTACAAAACAATCCGCGATAAAATGCGTGGCCAAGAAGTAGGTTACTTTGATCAGAATGAGGTATATCGTTCAATTGATCCAGGTACACTACCTAACAACATGCTTCTATGGATTGATGCTGACGTAGGTGAAAACAGTAACAGTAATATCGTTAAGAAGATGACTGTTGTTGGTCAACAGATCTTACCTGCGCTACAACAAGCTGGTGCTGGCGGTGTAGTTAACCCCGCTGCTGCTGCATTGATTGCCGCCAAAACTCTTGAAGCTTTAGACTTAGATCCACTAGACTACCTAGTAGACTACACTAACGATGAGTTTATTAAGAAGGCTGCTGCAGCAAGAGAGGCTGAACAGCAGGCTGCTGAAAAGCTAAAACAGCTAGAAGAAAAAGTAAAATTACTTGACATTGCACAACGACAAGCTACTGTTGACTTAACTAACGTTCAATCTAAGAACGCTATGCAAGATAACATTAAACAGCTTATGGTTGCGCTTGATAAGTCTCACCAAGAGTGGGCTAAGCTTTATATTCAAGCTGCTAAAGAAGGTGTTGAGTTACCCTCTCCACCTAAGATTGAAGAGCTTCTTGTTATGGCTAACAAAGCAATTAAATCCGACTTAGCTGGTGATGCATCCAGACCAGAAGGTGGGGTTCAAGAACCTCAAGTATCTGGCCCAGCCGCTGAACTACCTAATCAACAAATGTAATTAACAACACGGCTCTCCCACCTAGAAATAGGGCGGGAGGGTTCTTTAAGAAATAAATATGGACAAATATCGAAACGGTTTAGAGAAGAGACTGAAACCTAAGATGAATCACGAAACAGGCGAATATAAGGTTGAGCCATTCCGTGATGCACAAATTGCCCTTGGACGAGCACAATTCGTTCAACGCGAAAGAGAACAATTCTTTAATGAAGCATACTCTGAGATCCTTGCTGACTTATTTGTAGCATGGCTTAAATCAGAACCACACTGTACCAAAGAACGTGAGTACCTTTACTCTGTTGCTATGGCTATGGGTTCCGTAAAAGAGAAGCTTGTAGGAATTAGACTTACGGCAATAACATGAAATTTATCAACCAACAAAAGAAAGATTCCTCAGCAGAGAGCGAGG